TATCGTCAGGGAAAAACCCGCAGAGGTTCTTATGCTGCATATCTAAGTATAAATCACCCCGATATTATTCAGTTCCTTGAAATGCGTAAACCAACAGGTGATCAAAATATTAGAACTTTGAATTTACATCATGGTATTAATATTCCAGATTTATTTATGGAAATTATAGAAAAATGTATGTTAGATCCAAATGCAGATGACTCTTGGAAATTAATTGATCCGCACTCTAATAAAGTAGTTGATACTGTTTCTGCAAAAGAATTATGGCAAAAGATTTTAGAAATGAGAATGCAAACAGGCGAGCCCTATTTACATTTTATTGATGAGTCTAATCGTAAATTACCACAATGGTTGAAAGATAAAGGTCTTCGAGTACATCAATCAAATTTGTGTTCTGAAATTATTTTACCAACAAATGAAGAACGAACGGCTGTTTGTTGTTTATCTAGTTTAAATCTTGAGTATTGGGATGAATGGAAAGATAATCCATTATTCCTTCGAGATGTAGCTGAGATGTTAGATAATGTATTACAGCGATTTATTGATGATGCTCCACCACAAATTGAAAGAGCTATTTATTCAGCTACCAGAGAACGTTCAGTTGGTATTGGGGCTTTAGGGTGGCATGCATTATTGCAACAAAAGAATATGCCTTGGGAAAGTCCAATGGCAATTGGTTTGAATAAAACAATTTTTAAACACATTAGAACTGGTCTTGATATTGCAAACACACAACTTGCTAAAGAACGTGGAGAAGCTCCTGATGCTGTTGGATACGGAAAACGATTAAGTCATTTAATGTCAATTGCACCTAATGCTTCAAGTTCAATTATTATGGGGAATACAAGCCCAAGTATTGAACCATTCAGAGCAAATGCATATAGGCAAGATACTTTATCAGGTTCTATGTTAAATAAAAATAAATATTTAGATAAAATTATTAGTCATTATGCTAAAGAGCAAGGAGAAGATGTTGCAGAAATTTGGTCTTCTATTATTGCAAATGATGGTTCTGTTCAACACTTAACTTGGATGGATGATTGGACTAAAGATGTGTTTAAAACAGCAATGGAAATTGATCAAAGATGGGTTATTCAACACGCTGCAGATAGGCAAGAATATATTGATCAAGCGCAATCTCTTAATGTTTTCTTTAGACCAGACAGTGATATTAAATATATTCATGCTGTACATTTTATGGCTTGGAAATTAAAACTAAAAACAATGTACTATTGCCGTTCAGATAAGATTGCTAAAGCAGATAAAGTCAGTAAGAAAATTGAACGTAATATTATTCAAGAAATTGACTTAAAAGCAATGGCAAGTGATGATGGTGTTTGTTTAGCATGCGAAGGATAATATGAAAAAAGAACTATCATTAACAGACGAAAGAGTATATTTTAAACCTTTTAATTACCCATGGGCTTATGACTTATGGTTACAACATGAACAGTCTCATTGGCTTCATTCAGAAGTACCAATGGCTGAAGATTTAAAAGATTGGAAAAATAAACTAAATAGCAATGAAAAACAATTTCTCACGCACATTTTTAGGTTCTTTACTCAAGGTGATATTGATGTTGCTGGCGGTTATGTTAATAACTATTTGCCAGTATTTCAACAACCAGAAGTAAGAATGATGTTATTAGGCTTTTCAGCACGAGAAGCTTTACATATTGCCGCATATTCTCATTTAATTGAAACACTTGGATTACCTGAAACGACTTATAATCAATTCATGGAATACAAGGAAATGGTAGATAAACATAGTTATGTTTCTCAACTTTCAAAAATAGATAATAGTCCTCAAGCTACAGCTCAGAAAATTGCCGTATTCTCTGCATTTACAGAAGGTATGCAGTTATTCAGTTCATTTATTATGTTGCTTAATTTTCCTCGTCATGGCTTAATGAAAGGTATGGGGCAAATTGTAACATGGTCAATTGCAGATGAAACTTTGCATACTGAGGGTATGATTAAATTATTCAGAACATATATAACAGAAAATCGTGAAATATGGAATGATGAGTTAAAAGCTAATATTTATACAATTGCTGAAAAGATGGTTGAGTTAGAAGATCGTTTTATTGAACTTGCTTTTGCAGGTGAAAGTATGCAAGATCTAACAGAACAAGAAGTTAAACAGTATATCCGATATATTGCAGATAGACGCTTAATCAGTCTTGGTCTTAAAGGTATTTTTAAAGTTAAAAAGAATCCATTACCTTGGGTTGAAGAAATGATTAATTCACCTATTCACGGTAACTTCTTTGAAAATCGTGTAACAGATTATGCCAAAGGTGCATTACAAGGCTCTTGGTCAGATGTATGGGCTTCCGAATAAGGAGAAAGAAATGTGGTATGTTGTGCATTATTGGGAGTTTATAGAAGGTATTGGTGACTGTTTACGTCATCATAAATTTATGGACAAAGAAGACGCTGAATATTTTGCAACAAGTGTTAATGGAAATGTTGAAATTACAAAAGGATTTTAAATGAGTAAATATATTAATATAGTATGGACAGCAAATGATGTACAAGTGGTTAGACCAGAATTAACAGAAGCGCAATGTTATCAAGTATTATTAGTTGCTAAAAAAGAACATGATGCATCTGTTGGTATAAATTGGGATGTGTTAGAAATAATCGCAGATATGCTTTATCCGAGAGAAGCCAAAGTAATAGAACCAATTAAACCAGTAGAAGTAATTAAACCAAAAGAACCTGAAGGATTAGCATCAAAAGGTCGTCAATGGATTAAAACAAAAGCGAAAAACTGAATATCTTATATGAAACACCTTTATAGATAATTTATAGGAAATATTATGAAAATTTACATAGAAGCTTATTACGCAGACGATACACCAGCTTTAGGAAATATGGATGGTCAGGGAGTTCTATATGCTAAACAGTATAAAAGAACATTACATTATAAAGAATTAAAAATTACTAAAGTGAAAAAGACAATAGCATATTGGTTAATTCGAGATGCTATTTCACGAAAAGTATTAGAGAAAATTCCGCATATTGGATTTAAACCAGTAGAAGTAAAATCTGATCGTTTAAAAGCACTTAAAGAACTATTCGGAGAATCTCATGTTTAAACCATTATTAAGTCCAGGCAATGATCCAATGAAAGATTTAAGTTATTTTCAAACACTTAAATTTCCTTTATTGTGTTCACCAAAACTAGATGGTATCAGATGTATTATTAAAGAAGGACAAGCAAAATCTAGAACATACAAAAATATTCCTAATCTGATGATCCAAGATATGCTAGAAGGATTACCTGAGTTTGATGGTGAGCTCATTGATGGTGATCCAACAGCATTAGATGTATATAATAAAACACAGTCTACAGTAATGTCAATTGATAAAGATGCAACTAATGTGCGTTTTTATGTATTTGATTATGCTGAAGAAGAGTTTAAAAATACACCATTTTGGAACAGATTAGGATTATCAGAAGAACTTTCTAAAAAGTATGAAGATATTGTTATCCCAGTTAAACACAAACTTGTAACAAATTTAAAAGAACTACTTCAATATGAGAATGAAGTTCTTGAATTAAATTACGAAGGTGTTATGATGAGGGATCCAAATGGTATTTATAAATATGGCCGTGCAACTTGGAATGAAGGTATTATTTACAAGCTAAAAAGGTTTACAGATGATGAAGCTGTAATTATAGATATTCTTGAGCAAATGACAAATAATAATGAAAAGGAAAGAGATGAGCTTGGTAAGGCTAAACGATCTACAGCTAAAGCAGGTTTATCTCCAGCCGATACATTAGGCAAAATAGTTGTTGACTTTAATGGGTTACAATTAGATATTGCTCCTGGTACTTTAAACCATATTGAACGTCAACAGATATGGGATAACAAAGAAGAGTTTATTGGCAAGTATATTAAATTTCGACACTTTGCAGTTGGTGTAAAAGAATTACCAAGATTCCCGCGTTTTGTCGGATTTAGAGATGAAATGGATTTTGGAGAATTGAAATGATATTACTAACTGAACCAGATCAAATAGAAAAAGCTAGACTATTAACCTTACGCACAATGCTTAAACTTGAAATTTTAGGCATGCATCGTAGTAAAGGTTATTCAGCTTATACAATTGTTAAAAAAGAGTTTAGTTGGAAAGGTAATAAGCAAAGTATTTTTGATAAATTAAATAACTATATTGAGGAGTTAGCATGACAGGAATAGCAAGTATACATGGAGGTGAGCTTCGTTTAACAGAAGAACAGCAAATTCGAAAGTTAAATAATGAAGAGTTTATTGCTCATTTAATGATGTATTCATCTTATGGACCAATGGCTCAAATTGTTATTATTGAAGCTATTCGTTTTTATACTGAAAAAGTAGTTAATGCAGGCGCTCCTAGTGAAGATTTAAAAGCTTATATTAATCCAATAGCTTGGTATAAAACATCTGAAGAAATTCAAAATAAGTTTATTACTAGATATGGAAATTAATTATGAAACCTTTACAAAAAATAGAATACGAAGAATGGTTTGCAAAATATAAACCAATCCTTAATACTATTGAGGCTAATTCATCGTTTGACGGTTTTATGTTTGAAACATATGGCGAAGAAGTTAATACTGTAAGATTAAAAGAAGATAATTTAATTTGGACAATGGTTGATAGCGATCAAACTGATGGCATTATCCTTGTTCCAGGTTATCATTTTGTAAATCGTATTGGATACTTTATTACTGAAATTCCATGGGAACATGAAAATATTGAAGTTGGTATATGGCTAGGGGATGATAATGAAGATAATGAAAAAGAAGCGGATGCGTGAATTTAATTATGAAGTAATGTATGATATTTATTTTGAAAGATTTATGACATATCTATATAATCGCTTCACTATAGTTGACGACATGCTTCCTGATCTTTTAGCAGATGCAGAAATCTTTGATGATTTTATCGAAGATGATTTACAAGAAAATGAATTAATTTATAAATTAGGAGGTTACTATGCATAGGTAATAAACAAGAAGGCAAGATAATGATCAAAAATTTTTAAGAGTTGATCCTTCGGTATTGACTTTAAAAAGTTTTTATAAGTAATTTTATGAAGTAACTAAGATATTTATATATTCCTACTGCGGAAATATAGGTATCTTATATGAAGACAAGATATTAGTTTTCGGAAATTGGTAGAGATAAATGTCTACCTTATTTAAATTAAATTAAGGATATAATATGTCACAAGTTCAAAAAGGTTTTTTCGTTGATGGTCAATTTTACACTACTGCTAAAGAAATGAATGAAGCACGTCGTGGCCCATTAGTTCAAGCAGCTTTGTCTTCTCTAACAGGTAAGAATCCTGACCTTGTAGATTGGTTAACTAAAAACCAAAATGCAATCATCGCTTCTTACAACGCAGGTAATATGCGTCGTGTATTAAAAAATGAACGTAAAGCATTAACAAAAGCTTTAGAGTACGTATCAACTACATTAGCAACAGATCCTAAAGCTAAATTTGTTGTTGAAAACGCAAACGCAATTGCTGAAACTTTTAAATGGCCTGGTCAAAAGCGTATTAAAGCTGAAGACAAAGATGCCGCAATTCAAGAAGCTTTCTTAGAATTAACTGGTGATAATGCAGAATTATCAGCATGGTTACTTTCTAACAAAGATGCATTAGAAGCAGCATATGGCGCAGGTATCCCAAAACGTCCTATGAATCCTAAAGCACTTGAAGCATTAGCAGCAGGTCGTGCTAAAGCAGCAGCAGCTGCAGCAGCTAAGAAGTAATTTTAAGTTAGCAATATCAGCCCTGATCCTTGATTAATCGGATTGGGGCTTTATTTTTGTTTATATAGGAGAGTAATATGAGAGATACTACAGCAATTTGTTTAGTAGTTTTAATAATTATTGCATTATGGATTTTTACTGCAATGGTGATGAAATGAAAGAATTTAAAGAAGCTTGTTTAACTTGTTTAATTCTTATTATTATCTGTGCAATAGCTTTTATGGTGGTATACAAATGACTTCCAAAAGATTTCCACAAACATTTTTAGACTTTCAAAAAATGAAAGAGAAACAAAACGGGTCACTTACACATGAATACTGTATTGCCTGTGGTGAAGATTTCAGTAATGAAAATACTTTTACTGCAGAAGGTTGGTGTGAAACTCAGATTTCTGGGATGTGTGAAAACTGCTTTGAAAATCTATTTGATAGTGATAATTAAGGAATTCTATGAAAAAGATATATGGAGTGTTACGAGCAGATGATCGTTCTGTAATGCGAACTCGCCATACAAATCTACCAGATGCTTTATTGGAAGCTCAAAGGCTTGCAATATTGTATGCAACAGATTTTTATGTATTAGAAACAATCGGGGCTTACGGGCCAGCTACACAACAGCCAATTTGGAAAACAGAATGGAACACAGAATGCGAATAACTTCAGAAAATGCAGTAATAGAAATAGCAGAAAAATATGGTATGGATGATTTAGAAATTATCCGTTTAAAATATGAATCAAAACCTTTAAAGCCAGTTGTATTTAAAATTTATGATACAGAATTTACATGTTATTGTTATAACTTAAAAGATGGCGGTATTACTCATCGTTGGTATATGCACAAAATTAAACCATCTATGATAACACGCTTACATCAATATTTATTCAATTTATTTAAATAATCGGAGAGAACTAAAATGGCACCACAAATTAAAGTTATTAAAGGAGCAATCTTTGCTCAGAAGTATGATTGGCAAGATGAGTATGAATATTCATTTATAGTTTGTAAAGATGGTGATTTTAGTTATTATGCAAAACATGGTTATATCTTTGTACAGGAACATGAAATAGCTTTTGAAGAACCTGCTGAAGATACCATGTTATTAAAACGTCTTAAATCCCTTGAAACTAAAAAGAATATGTTAATGGCTGATCATAATGTAGCTCTTAATAAAGTCGAAGAAGATATTCAAAGTTTACTTTGTTTAGAATATAAAGAAGATATTAATGCCTAGGTTTACAGTTATTGAAATTGTAGAAACGCAGTATGAAATTTCAGTTGAAGCTAATACTGCGGAAGAAGCAAAAGAAATAGCAGGAAATGCCCCTACCGAAGATTGGTCGGTTTATGAATTATTTGGTATGTCTAGAACGGAGGTAATAGAAGAAAATGGGTAGATACTATAATGGCGATATTGAAGGAAAATTTTGGTTTGGAATACAATCTTCAGATGATGCTGAATTCTTTGGCGCAATTCGGAAATTTAGTGAGGAGTCAGAAGAAGATGAATCTTTTATTGATTACTATTTATCTTCAGAAGAACTTGGAAGTTGTCAGAAAGGTATTGAAAGGTGTAAAGAAATATTAGGATTACACTTGCATATATTAGATGAATTCTTTGGGATTGTTCCTTATTATAATTCAGAAGATATCATTAAATTTTATGCAGGTAAAGAGATAGTACTTACCCACAAAAATCTTGAAAACCTTCTTCGTTGGTATGCTCGTTTAGAATTAGGACAAAAGATTTTAGAATGTTTAGAAGAAAAGGGCAGTTGCTCATTTACAGCAGAACTTTAACCCAAGAGGAGAATAAGATGGACATAGAACAGTTAGCGATACAAGCAGGTGTTATTGATATAACCAATAACTCAATATACTGGACGGAAAACAACGCTATTGAGGTGTTGGACAAGTTCGCACAGCTGGTAATACAAGCATATAAAGAGGAGTAATAAAATGGAAATAAATAGAAGTAATACTCGTAGTGATACGATATGTATAAAAGATATACCTTATGGAATTCCAGTAGATTATAATGGAACTACTATTATAAAAGTAACACCTGTAGGGTTTGTTAAAGATAGTAAAATGTTATCAGAAATAAAAGAAAGAGGAGATTCTCTTATTGTTGTGCTTACTACAGGCGCATTTTCTTATATTGCAGGAAAGAGTGAAGTACGAGAATTAGATTATAAATTTGAAGTAACTGAAAAATGACATTAGAACTTTTTCTAATATTATCAGCATTAACATGTCTTATACTTTTATAGTATTTAAACTAATCCAAGAGGAGCAACAAAATGGACTTTGATTCAAACTTAATTTATCTTTTTATTTTACCAGTTATAGCTATAATCGGTATTATTCTTTCAGTATTAGCTAAACGTAACGATTGGGATTAATAATGAAAAAGACTCGTGCTATAATTCCATTATATACCCAACAAGCTTTAATGCGTCATGAACTAAGAGCAATCAGAATAAGTGCAGAAATGGCTTTGTATATGATACGCCATCATTCCATTTATTTAATGAGTGAAGATGAGTTCAATTACACATTAGAAACAATCCGTCAAAAGAATGTGCAATATGTTCTTGATAGCGGAGACTCTATTAGTCACCTGAATAAACATTGGGTATTATTGGAGAGAGCTCGTTCAACAAAAGTTAAAAAATAAACTAAAGAAACCCCTACAAATATTCTTAATTTAGCCCTCTATGGGTTATCTTAAGAATATTTGTAGGGGTTTCTTTTTTTTTTTTTTTTTTTTTTTTTTTTTTTATTAATAATTTTGGGTTTTTTT